GGCGTAAGGAGCGGTTATGGCTGCGAAAGGTACTACCAAGGCGAAAGCCGCGGCTGCATCGGTCGCAGCGTCCGGCACTCCAGATAACGGCGCTTCGGCGCCGTCTTCCTTGGAGTCGGGTGTGGTTGGCGTTCTGCCAGCCGCGGGCGCTGCAGGTGGTGAAGGCAATACAACTGGGGGCGGTGATGACAAAGCGAATGAAGCGGGTAAAGGCGTGGACATTGCGCCTGGCGCCGATGCTCCTGTGGGTGGTGGCGATGGCGCTGCTGGTGACGTTGGTTCAGCCGTACCTGGTGATGGTGCTGCCGGCGATCAAGGCCCTACTGACAGTGCTGGCGGCGTTACTGCTGGCAGCGGTGGTGCTGCTGATTTGTCTGGTGCTGCTGATAGCCGCGGTCTGGACGATGGCGCATCGCTGACCGACGCCGATCCTGAAGCTCTGGCTGCCCAGGCGGCCGCACAGGCCCTGTCTGCTGGTGGTGTGGGTGATGCCTTGCTGGCGCTGCTCGATACCGGCAAAACCGAGCAAACCCCCTCCGAAAACGGGCCTGCTGAGCCTGTAATTTCCACTGCATGGGCAATGCCTGAAATCGGCACTTTCCCGGCGCATATCACCCTTCAAAACAACACTCCGAGCCGCGTGGCGGTGATGAGAATTCGGCTTGAGCCCTATTCCAGCACTGAGGGTTCGATTGGCGCTGAAGGCTATGCGCAGCTCAGCAAGACCCTGGCAAGGCACGCACGCCTGGGCAAGTGGGACAACCTCTTAGGCGTACAGGTGAAGCATGACAGTAACGATTAATCGCAACAGCGGTGATGCACCGCGTGAGGTGGTGGAAAAGCTGGTGACCGGCCAGGCCTATCCGTTTCAGGCAACCCTGAAGCACTGCAACACCTTCCCGCTGGTGGTCCCGTCCACCGGCTATCCGGACGTTATTCCGCCAGGTACTGAAGCTCAGGTGCGTATTCGCAGCTTTGCCCAAGCCTGGGCGCTGGTGACCGACTTGGCCCAACTGGCCGTAACCGCCAACAACAACGCCGATGAATACGCCGTTATCACTCCGGCGATCGATACCACCCCCAAGAAGCCACGCAAGGCGGCCGCCGTCGCTGCTGAAGCCACCGATGCCCAGGAGGGCGTGTAAATGACCATTCCTTTTTCCCGTACAGTCGGTAAGCGATCCGGCGTACAGCTCAACCGCATCAGCGACAAGTCTGAGCAGCCGAATGCCGCCACCGTTGCGCACAACATGGCGATCGTCGGCCGCTTCGGCCGTGGTCGCATCGACCGTGTTTTTGCCGTAAGCCGTGGCCGAGAGGCCCGTGTCCTGGGCGCGCCTCAGTCGCTGGCAGTCAGCAAGCTGGGCGAAGCCTATGTGCACATCTACGAAGCCCTTAAAAAAGGCACCGTGCAGGCGATCGTGTCGCGCCTGGTCAGTGACGAAGCCAAAAACCAGTTGATGGTGGCCAGCAACGTCTCGACTACTGCTCAAGGCGCTGCAGTCTGGGCCCTGGCTGATGCCGACGTGGGCGCTACCGGTAGTTTCCTGATCGCCATCAAGCACCTGGAGTGCTTTTCCGACGGCGTGAAGGCCGAAATCCACGCCCTTCCGGCGGTCGATGCTGAAGGCGTGCCGGTCCCGTCGAAAATCATCGTGCTGCAGCTGCGCGACGTGGTGACCAATGAGCTCGTCTTGGGCCCGTACCAAGGTTCGCTTGACCCGGCCGCTCTCGATGAATTTGGCCAAAGCGCCTACATCGGTGACATCGTTACCCAGTCGACCGACCTGCTCGAAGTGGTCGAGGTAGCCGACAACGCCGAAGTTAGCGTGGATTGCGTTTTCTACGGCAAGAAGGACAGCAAGGATGCGTTTGCGTCCGCCACTTTGAAGTACTTCACCGAAGGCGAGTCGGTCTACTCCAATGCGGAAATGGATAAGGCGATCGATCGCGTGAAGCGTTCGCGCCCATCGTTCACCTACATCTGCAGCGGTGGCACCCAAAACATCGCGCTGATTTCCCGCCTGCTGGGCCTGGGTGACGCGATCAACAAACAGGTCGTTTGGGACATTCCCGGTAACCTGACGCCGCAAGGGGCTGTGACGTTCTATGCCTCCGTAGGCGGCGCCACCAACAGCCTGTACAGCCAGGCCTATTGGGCACCTATCAGCGCCAACAACCCAACGATCGGCGGCAAGGCGATCATGGGTACCTCTGGCCAACAGATCGGCTACCGCTGCGCGCGCAACGCTCAGACCAATGCCAAAGGCATCGCCCCGCGCAACTACCCGATCGCGGGCAGTGACTACGCGCTTGATCGCGTCAACATGACCCAGGTGTATGAGCCGGACGAAGAAACCGAGCTGGAAGATCTGGCGGCCAGCCGCATCAACCCGGTGATCTTCAAGGACTACCCGAGCGGCCCTAAATATGCCTGGATCGACTCGTTGACCGGTGCCCAGACCGAAGGCGCCAGCAAGCTGATCAACGTCACCGAAATGGCCACCTATGTGGATGACACCATGGCTGCAGCGGCTCAGGAAGCGCTTCAGAAGCCAATGGCCAAGGCCATCGACGAAATGACCAAGTTCGCTAAAACCTTCTTGGACGCGATCCAGTCGGCTGGCTGGTTGCAAGCCAGCAAAGAGCTGGATGGCATGAGCTACCAGGCGAACTTTGAGCCGAACGAGGCGCAGCCATTCGAGAAAATGAACATCAGCACCGCGATCTGCTACGACGGCACCAACCGCGTAACCGTCATGACGCAATCGATCGTTCGTGTTTAAGGGGTAAAAACATGAAATCTTTGTACCGTTCTGTTCTGGCCACCAATGTGGCGCTGGCGATGGCATTTGCCGCGCCAGCGCCGGCTGACAACCAACAATTGCCGAATGGCATGCTCGATGACGCCAACAACGGCGGAAACGCCGACCAGGGCCCGGGTTTCGTCATTACCGACGAAATGCGCCAGGAGGCCGCCGGCATCGTGGCCGAGTGGGCTGATTCCGAGTTGGAGAGTGACGAAGGCTATGCCGATCGCCTTTACGCCCTGATCGTCGGCGCCGCTGGTGGCGGTGATGATGAGGAGCTGACCGACGACGAAGCCGAATATGCCGCGATCCTGGCAGAGCTGGTGGGTGACTACCTGGAAGGCAAGAAGATTCCAGAAGACGACGTGGATACCTTGCTGGGTGGCGACCTGGAGGACAACGACGTGGCTGCCCGCATCCACGACGCGCTGCTCGACAGCATGCCGCAAGGCGATGAAGCCATGATGGACGACACTGAAAAGTTTGTCCTGGGCGAGAGCGACGAGGCCATGCTCGATGCCACTTACAAAAAAGTCATGGCCATCCGGGGTGGCAAGAAGGTCCGCATCAAAAAGCGCATCGCCGGCAAGGTTCGCCTGACCGCCGCGCAGAAAGGCGCCGTGCGCAAGATGCAACGCAAAGCCTTCTCCGGTGCGGCGAAGATGAAGCGCGCCCGCTCGATGCGCATGCACCGCAAAATGATCGGCGCATAACCCATGGCTGATTTTGGCTTTGATGGACTGGGCAAGACCGTAGGAGCATCCATCAAGGGTGTGACCGGCACGGTGGCCGGGAGTACGTCCAACAAGTTGCTAGGATCGGCCGCAACCTTCGCAGGCAAGGCCGGTGGCGGTATCGTCACCGGCGCCGTTGATGCTGGCGTGCGTACGCTTGACGGCTTTGTGGGAGGCAGTGACAACCGCAAGGCCATTGAGGGCGGTGTTCGCACGGTGACCGGCACCGTTCAGGATCTGTTCACGGGCAAAACCTCCGTGTCCGACGTGATGGGGCAAATCAGCGGCAAGGTTGAATCGTTGGTGGGTGGTGGTGACCCGGTTGGCAAGATCGGCAGTGTGATGGGGGGCGTCGGTGGCCTGGTAGGCCTGAAGTCGCTCAGCAGTGACCTGGGCAGTGACTGGGGCAACCTGTCGCCGCTGCTGCTGGCGCGCGTGTTCGTGTGCAATTCCAGCGGCGCAGCCGACATGCAAGAGTTTGCCGGCGTATACGGTGCCATGACTGAGGGTAGCGTAAGCATCCAACAGAATTGGCAATCGCCGTTTGAAAACACCGGACCGGAAACCAAAGCGCCGGCACTCGCTGGCATGTTGCAATCCGGATCCGCGATCCCCGTGCTTAACGCTCTGCAGGCCGTCAGCCCGTTTAAGGATGGCGCCGTGTCGGATGCACTCAGTGCAAGCTCCGACAAGCTCAAAAGCGTTATGCGCAGCCTGGAAGGGCGCACCGGGATCACCAAGCTCAACAGCCGCCAGGTGTTCTCGGGCATGCCGCCGGTGAAGTTCACCGCAACCATCCGGTTTCGGGCGATCGCAGATGCTCAGAAGGAAGTCATGGCGCCCCTTGCCCGGCTTCTTGAATGGACGTTCCCCCAGCAATTGGCAGAGGACGGCATTCTGTCTGAGGTGCTGCAGACCACGAAGGATATCGACTCGTTTATCAAGGCGCTGTTTCCGTCGACGGCCCCCAAGCTGGTGGGGCTGACATACGGCGGGAGCACCTACGCGCCGGTGGTGATTGAGAACGTGGATTACCCACTGGACGCACCGAAGGACGCCTACGGCAATTTTATCGACCTGCCTGTACAGATTGCGTTTGCCACCCTGACAGCCTTGGACAGGCCCGATATCAAGCGTTGGTTTAACCGCCGATAGTGCGCAAACCCCCTGAAATTAGGGGGTTTTTTGCGTGTGACGATGGCCCTTGTTTGTTCAGCCTACAGAGGGTTATCGCATGACCGTTTCCAAGATGGCGGTATTGAGCCGCACGTTCCAAAACACCAACGACATTGGCGCAAAGGCGGTGCAATCCGACTCCACGCTGGTGATCAAGGGCCACGAAGACACCTACTTGCTGCTTAAGCAGTTTCCGTGGCCTGTGGCGACCGTCTCCGACGTGATCGAGTACTACGGCCCGGTTGGCCAGAAGATGGTTCAGCCGCAACAGAACAAGACCAAGCAAGAAGGTCCGTTCACCATCTACGAAACCGTAGAAAACCACGCGGGCGAGTTCCTGAAGAAGCTCATCGAGCAGGGCGGCGAGTTCGACGCCACCGTTTACGCTGGTCGTCCGGACGACTACAAGCGCAAGGAAGAACTCAAGAAGTGCATCCTGGTTGCTGACACTCCAGATCGTGACTGGGAGAACGACACTTCTCCATTGATGATCAGCGGCACCATGCACTACCACTGGTTTGCGAACCAGTAATCATGAAAATCAGCCAATTAGTAGCCCAGTTTTTCGCCGTGCTGCCGATTGGCTGCGTGCTGGACGAAGACCAGGTAACTCGCAATTTGCGTGACGCTGTGCGCGCCTATTGCGGGTACCGACGCCTTACCAACTCGCAGCCCGACGACGGCGACATTCATACGCCGATCGATGAGGCGCCCAGCGCGACAGGCGCCCAGGACTTCGATCTAACCCCCAGTGAGCTGGTGCTGATCGAACCCCTCTGGCACCTGAAAAACGATCGGGAGAACGCCACCGCGTTCGAAGCGTCCCGCGGCCAGGGTGCTGACCCGTTCGGCAAGTCCGTGGCCGAGTGTGACGCCGCAATCAGCGACTACCTACTGGCCTTACCGGCCAAGACATTCAGCTTCGAAGTGAGGTCGATTTAATGGCCAACATCTTCGAACGCATGGCCTACCAGGGCATTGAGCGCATCACACCCAAGCTGGGATTGAGCGACAAAGCGCTCAAATACTCATCCGCGGCCCGCGATCTGCTGGGCGGCAATCTGTCGGGCGCGGGCAATAAGCTGCTCGATGCAGTGTATGGGCGCAGTAGCCGGTTTTCCGATGGCGGCACCGCCATCCTGGCGGGCGTGACCTGGGCCCAGCAAATCGAGATGTTCGAGGAGGCTTCCGGTGTCAATCGGGAGCGCACCAATCTATTCCATATCGGGGTGGCGCCCGTGGGCAAGATCCACGCGCCGCGCGTCAACCTGCTGGCCACCGAGGCGTCATACAGCGGCGTCCAGTTGGGCTGGGAGCCGGTCAAGATCGGTTCCGGCTTCACCCAGGCCGCTACCGGCGCCGAAGCGGTTGAATTGCGCCTGGTCTGCTACGACGTCGACGGGGAAATCAAAAGTTGGTTCGACAAGCTCAAGGCCACCGTGGCGCGCCCGGATGGCACGTATGGGTTGCCCACTGAATACGCCAACATCATCACCGTGACCCATGGGGCGGTGATGGAAGGGTATGGCTATGCCAACGGCTGGGCGATGGTCCCCGGCACCTGCGAAGTGAACCTGGCGCGCAGTACCGACGAGTTCACCGCCTTGAACCTCACATTCATCGAATTCGACTATTTCGGTAGCCTATGAAGTACATCGCCCCAATACACACCCTCCGCATTTCTGTCGACATGACAGAGATCGATATCGACCACTCAGAAGCGGTCTGCATGATCCCTGTTCAGTTCGAACAGCGCACTGCGACCGAACTACTCAAGGGCATCATTCGCCCGATCGAACGCGCTGGCGCTGTCGCGGATCCGCGTATGTGGTCGGTCAGTGAGCGCATGTATGTGATTGCCATGTACATGAGCGCCACCCGCGACGACGGGCCAGACTTCCCGATCGGCAAAGGCAAGTTCAGCGATTACCTGCTGGACGGCGCCGACTACGTGGCGGACGTGCCTTTTGAGAGCAATGGCAAAGAGTTGATTTACAGCCCACTCCATGGTTACCAGGCTGAAATTATCGAAACCATGATTGCGGGCGGCACCTACTCGAAAACCTCCTATAGCTGGTGGAAAGCCTGCATTGCGGCCTGTGTCCGCGGGGCTGATGAGGAGCCAATCCCCTACGTCGATGACGGCCAGTATGAAACCGAGCTGGCCAAGCGCATCGAATCGGTGGGCACGCTGGCGGACAGCGAGTTTGCTGAGCTCTTTGACTCCTACCTGGTGGCCGCGCAACGCGGCGCGCACATGCTCTACGCCATCACCAACGTCCATGGGGTGCTCGCTGCCCAGGTAAGCGAACCCGACGCGGAAAAGGGGGTGCCGGAGCTTGCACCGGCCCGATTTCCTGCCTTATCCGCAGTCAGCGTACGAGCGCGTCAAATTATGGGAGTCCTATAACGACGTGCGCGCGGAGCTGGCCCTGTACTTCGGCCAAGACCTGATCCAGTGCGGAAAGCTGACGTATTCGAGGGTGAAAAAGCTGTTCGACAGTAAGCCCTTCGACAATTGGCGCCAGGGGCGTGAGAACGAAGCAAAGGCCCGCACCGCAGAGGTATCGCGCCTGGACGCCATCATTAAGTCAATCGGAAACCTGACCCACCTCACCGCCGATATCGCCCGAAAACGCTAGGCGATCGGCGCAAACCCACGGACTTTGGCCCGCCGCGAGGCGGAGACAATGACGGTATCAGACCATGAATATTCGGGGCGCCAAGATGGCCGCGGAAGCGAAAAGAATCATCGATCACCCGGCCGCAAAGTGGCTGCTTGGCGCAACCCAGGCGCTGGCCGTGGCGATCATCATGGGGATCGGGAGTAGTGCTATCGACAAGCTCGACAGCATCATTTCAGCGATCAACGGATTCGGCAAAGACCTGGCGTTGTTGCAACAGCAAGTGAACCTCAACACCAGCGGGATCAGCACCAACAAGGCCGACGTAGAGACACTGAAAGTCAACTACCTGCGCCTTGATATGCGGGTTGAACAACTGGAGCGGGAGGAGCGCAAGAGTGGGCACTAAGCGTGTGAAGGGCTGGGCGCAAACGCTTAAGCCCTACAACACCCAGTTGATTGTCATGGGCATCGTCCTGGACGGCGTGATGGTGGGGTGGGCGTATATGGCCGGCCAGTTGCCCCCTGCGCTGTATGGCGTCGTGACCGGCCTCCTCAAGGCCGCGAACCTGGGCATTCACTTTGTAAACAAGAAGATCAGCGAGGAAACCGACAGTGCCGACAGTGAAGCCGACACAGAAGCAAGCTGAAGCATCCATTCGAAAGGTCGGCACCAAGACGAAGGCCAGCGCCCTGGTGCTGGCGATCGCGCTGGGTGCAGCGGTCAAGGAAGGCATCAGCCTGGACGTGTACGACGATGGCCTGGGCATCCCGACGGTGTGCTTTGGCCAGACCGGCAAGGCCGTGAAGTTTGGCCAGGCCCCGCGCGTTCTGGACGAGTGCAGCGAAGCCCTGCTGGCGCGGATCGAGGTCGGCATTGCCCACCTGGACACGAAGATTGGCGCCATCCGCACGCCGGCCGGGCCTATCACCTTCAACCAGCTTACAGCGGGTGAGCAAGAGGCCTTCCTGTCGCTGTATGACAACGTGGGCGACGGCAAGTACGGGGTGAAGGATGGATTATTTGCCCAGAAGACGGCCGATCGCGTGAGCATCATTGTGTCGCGGTTGCGCGCTGGCGATCGCTGGGGCGCCTGCATGGGCATTTTCGATTGGAAATATCCGCAGTGGCGCGGCATCCAGAAGCGGCGCCAGGCCGAGAACGCGACCTGCGTGCGCGACCTGGTGGCGGCCAAATGAATAATTTGACTGCGCTTGTCCTGGTCGTCCTGCTGGCCGCGGCTGGGGCCAAGTTGTATCACCTGGGCCAGGACTCACAGGCCCAGACCATCAGCGACCTGAAAAGCGACCTGGGCAAGGCAACCGGTAATGCCGAACGCCTACAGGACGCCCTGGCGGACGCGAATGCCAAGGTGCTGCAGTTCGAAGCCAATCAGAAGCCGGATCTGGCGAAGAAAGAAGCCCTGCAGGAGCTGGCCAAGGTCGAGGCGGGGAAGGGGGTGGTTCGAGTAAAGGCCGCTCAGGCTGTCACAACCAACACAGACGACGTGCTGCGCACGTACTGGGAATCGTATGGGCAATAGATCGATATTATTGGTAGTGGGCGCGCTGGCCCTGGTGGCCGGGTGTAGCACCGCGCCACCGGCGGTACCGGAGGTGCGGGTGGTAGAAAAGCTGGTACCACAGCGCTGCATCGATCCGATCGAAGTGCCCGCAGCACCGGTATATAAAACCGGTGTCGGGCCTTATGTTCCCGTCGAATCACCGAAGATCCTGGCGGCCGATTTCGAGGCCGCCAAGAATTACAGCGCTGAGCTCGAAGCCCTACTGCCGCCGTGCCTACGCTTGCCGGCACCGAATCCAACCCTAGATTCAACCACCGCCGGCGTCTTACGCGGCACCGTAGCGAACTGACCCCAATCGGCCATCAGTAAGCGACGTTTTTCGAACTGCGTACCACGCATGTAACGCTTGGTGGTCGCCGTTCCAACAACATGCGATAGCGCTTGCTCGCACACTTCCGATTCATGCTTAGTTTCTTCCTGAGCCCAGGTGCGAAACGTCGATCGGAAGCCGTGCGGGGTGCAATCCAGGCCCATCTTTTTAAGTAGACGGCGCAACGAGTTGTCTGCCATCAACTTGTCCATATTGCGACCCGGGAATATAAGCTCGCTATGCCCGCGAGTGCCTACATCCTTGAGGATGGCCATTGCTTCATCGCTCAGCGGAATAGTGTGTTCTTCGCGGTTTTTCATGCGGTCCGCGGGGATAGTCCACGACTGTTTTTCATAGTCGATTTCATCCCAACGAGCGCCCATAGCTTCATTCGTCCGTGTGCCGGTCAGAATGAGAAATTGCAGGCAACGAGCCGCGCGGCCGTCCTCATTTTCGAGTCTGAGCCAGAACGCTGGCAATTCACGGTAATTCATTCCATCGAGCGGGACCGGTACCGGGTAACCGCGATCGAGCAAGTTTTGTAGATGCCCACGCCACCGCGCCGGGTTATCACCATCACGGTGCCCGAGTGTTTTTT